CTGAAAGTGAGCGGATAGCCTGAGTTTAGGCTACAGCACATTTTCGCCGAACGGCCCCGGTTTAAGCCGGTCGGGCCATCAGTATGACGCCTGGCGTGCAATCCGTTTTCATGCGAGCTCTTACGGCAAATGGATCTCTCCCTGTCATGAGGTATATAGCTTTGTTGAACGTTGCGCTGCGGGACATTCGCCATCGCCTAATGCTTCAAGCGTCCGGCAGATTAATTGTCTGAAGGCGAAAAAAAACGGGAGCCCATCGGCTCCCGCTTTTACTTAATCCACCAACGGGATTACATATTCGCGATAATCGCGTCGCCAAACTCTGAACATTTCAGCAGTTTAGCGCCTTCCATCAGACGTTCGAAGTCATAGGTCACGGTCTTGGCGGCGATAGCGCCTTCCATGCCTTTGACAATCAGGTCTGCGGCTTCGAACCACTGCATGTGGCGCAGCAATACCTACCACAAAAACAGATAAGATATTGTTTTTATTATTTATTATATCAGTTTAAAGTAAATTTTTTACCTCAAGTATCCATTTTCAACCCATTGATTTATCTTATGTAATTCTTCATTTTGGGGAATGTATATCAATCAATATTCATGCTCACGACTCTTTGTCTCACAACACTGGACAATCATCATCATCCTTCCCTGTCCGATTGATAACGAATGTCACTACCCCGACAACTGTAACATCATCCAGGGACTCACCTTCCAGCGCTTCACCGTCTCGTGTAATAAATGCCCGGCCCATAATTTTTGCAAAATCAGTGCCGCCGCCGTATTGAATTAAAACGGTATCTCCTTGCTTTGGTTTACCGGAAACATCGACTACGGTGTAACCAGTTTCTGTCTGAACGAGCCTAGTATTTGGGCCGGTACCACAGAGTTTATCGACGGTCAGTCGTACTTCTACATAGTCTGCTGCTGGCGACGGAAATCCCACGTTATAGCCTTCCGTTCGGGTTGTATAACTGGAACGTGCGCTCATCGCCTTCCTGCGTTGAGACATCCCGGAATGTCGTCACATAGTGCTCTATCCACTGGTTAGCCTGGCGCGGTGACCATATCCAGTTAACTTTTGCGAGTTCCCGGATAAAACCGGACGTTGTCACGGTGCGACGGCCATTAGGCTCAATGACAATTGCCTGACGCCAGGCTATTTCGATATCTGAGTTTCGCGGCATAACTTCACCTCCCGAAAATACTGTTTTTATATACAGTAGATTCATTAAGAGATCTGATCAATACAGGTTCCAGCTATCAATCAGGAACACTGAGGAGGAAACCAGTCACCTTTTAGCCTCTGATATTGGTTTCACTTAGTGATTATGTTGTCTATGTGCCAACTATGAACTATCTTTTCTCAAAACCTGCTACTGCAAAATGGATATAAGATGTCACAGACGGACTTGCTGATTGTTGTTTTTACTCTGGGCATTTTAGCCTTTGGCTATTCCATATGGTTCATTTCGAACAGAATACTTTTCTCGATATTTCATAGAGTTACAAAGAATATATGAATTGGGATGGTATAGACCCAAATTCATGGTCCTTGCCCCTCGACGTCGGAAGGTACTTACAGATCATCTTCGCTCTTAACCTATCACATCGGCTACCGACCCAATGTTTTAACTGTTCAGACCAGAAATATCTGGAAGCTTTAGGCATATTCTTGGAAGATAGACGAGCGCAAAGACGCACACAGCAATGATGTTATGTAGTATTTTCCCCTTGAGTGTGCCTGCTCAAGGGGGTTTTTTATCGCCGAATTGTACTGGCAAATATTTGTAAATCGTCTTCACTCCCACGCCTGTCACATCGGCCACACGCTACTGGACGGGCGCTTAGTCCGGTATGTTTCTCGCGCTACTACTGCTTACGTTAACGTCTGGTAATGATCTAGCGGCGCGACGTAAAGCGGCGTTGAAAGCAATTATAGTGACCGGCCGGCGATGGTACTTCACACGGTTAGAATGACTCTGAAATAAATAAACATCTTCTGGATAGCGTTCTCTTCTACGAGCAATCATCGCCTCCACTGGAGGGGTTGATTTAACACGTAGCTCCTTCAGGTGACCCTGTTTTCGTATCAGTATCAAGTCACCATCAATATCATCATATCGAATACTCAGCAGCCTTCCAGCGCTTAAACCCGTGTGAAAAATTAACGCCCACAAGTCAGCCCATGTATCTGAGATGGAAACAAGATTGCTGTTAATAGTTAAAAATTGCTCAAAACTTATTGTTTTCTTACCGTTCACGAACAAACCAAACTGTTTTCAAAGCTGAATGAATTGATTAAACCAAACGTAACATATCAGGAAAAGTAGTGAAATCTTTGTCTTCAAGTCGCCGGGAGGTACTTGTAGATTGTTTTCACGTCTACACCTATCACATCGGCTACCTGCTGCCTGGTAGCGCCGTTCTCCAGCATTCTGCGGCACTGCTCCACCACATCTTCAGTCATTACCCGGCGGCGGCCACCGACTCTCCCCTGCTCCCTCGCTGCGGCTAAACCCGCTCTGGTTCGCTCGACAATCAGCTCTCGTTCCATCTCTGCCATTATCCACAGTCGGTTTTCGCTGTGATCCAGCGCGCTATCGACGAAATACGTTTTTTCCCGTGCGATCCAGGAATTCGCCTCCACCTCGGATAAGTGGATGCCACGCCGGCGCAGCGCGGTAACAAAGTCACGGGTGTGAAGGTACTGGAACCCCTTGGAACTGCGCAAAATGGACTCGCGGAAAGCCGCGGCGATATCCGACTGTCGAAGCATGATCTGCCCTCCTGAAATACTGGTCATGCATACAGTAATTTTATTCAGGAGGCAGATCAAAGAGGCTGCGGCTATCAATTTTCATGACAGCCGCAATATTCTGTTTTCTATGGATTTGCGATCACCGCTGAATGTGAGGATTTTTTAACCTGAAAAGCCAATTCTATGTATTTATATAAAAATGGAGCAGCGACCGCAATCATTACAACTGAAGTTGTTTGCCAAATATACAAACCAAAATCATACAGATAATGTTTTGATATAAACTGGAAAACACCATGATTCAGATAAACACTAAAACTAGTCACCCCGAGAAGTTGAAGTGCTTTGGTAGTAAGCAGTCCAAAGATAGAGAAGCCGCTCGCTATTGAAAGAAATATTGGCGTTAGTGATATCGCAACAACCGGATTGTATATATGCCTTATCACAACAAGGCAAACCGCAAATAACATAACCCCTGAAAAAAACATGATTACCTGATTTTTCCCCGATATTTCTCTCTTTGACAGAATTGCCGTCATAAATCCAGATATAAACAATGTCATATAAGAAGCGCTTTTTTCATCGAAAAACCCTACCAGCCACAGCATGAAAACCAGAGAAAAAAGACCAAACATGACAAGAATCTCACTCTTGAAATAAGACAGCAATATCATGAGAATGGGAACAAAAACATAAAGCCGCCATTCCCATATCAAGGTCCAGAGGATACCGGAATTAACAGGCCCCATCTTAAACCCGCAGACATCTCCGCCAGAAACAAAATCTAGTGGCGTAGGAATATACTTAAATACCCCTAAAGAACAAACTGCATTATCATTATTAACAATAACCAGCCCGAGCATTGCAATCAATAATGAAAAAATAACAGGAGGGTAAATTCTTAACAACCGCCCTTTAAAAAAAGGGATTAAAGGCTTTTTAGATGCAGCAACAAAGTAAAACAAAAAACCTGAAATCATAAAGAACAATGCAACAGGCAGATGCCCAATGAGCATTACAATTGCTTTTACGTTAGCGCTCAGATAATCAGTTGACCAAAAAAAATCATCACTACTCCCGTCCCTCCAGAAAAAATGATGGAAGATAACCAGAGTCGCACAAATCCCTCTTAAACCGTCCATCGTTCTGTATTTATACGTATTTTCTGTTACCCCTATACGCTTACAAACAAAATAATTACCGTAGACCATGACCAAAAAAAACAATGAGTATATGATAAAAGTCACACAAAAACCCTATCAGAAAGACACTGAAATTATTAAAAAAGGTAAATTATCATAGACAATTTACCCCTTCAATAACTAACTATTGCAGTACCTTCTGTTACGCCCAGACGTTCGGTATCATACTGTAAAACTTCCCTCCCCCCTGGTACACAAATTCGTACACTGAGGTAGTGCCTGCAGGGGCTTCCGTTGCGGGAGTGTAACCAAAGGTGAAGTTTGCCGGATCAAAGGTTACTGTATGCCCTCCTGCGGAATCCTGAGTCACCATCACAGCCACTCGCGCACCGGGTTTCAGTACACTCCAGTTCGATGATGACTGCGCAATAGTGATGTTCTGTTTGATCCCGTTCACGTGCCAGACGTTGCCACGGTCAAAAAGTGGTCGGTAGACTGCTGCCGTTGCATCATCCGCTACCTGATAGTTCCTCCAGTCGGATTCAGGAACCCAGCCAAAATGACCGTATTTCAGCCTGTTCTCTTTCTGACCGCTCACTGCATTTGTCAGTTCCTCACCTGCTTGCGGAGCTGTGGCAAAGGCCAAAGGCAGCAGGTTCCTCTTATCGTATGAATGAATAACCGGGTCAACATCCCCGGCAACCGGGGATTCTGCAGTAGGAATGGCCAGTGAGTTAACCAGAGTGAAATTACCACTGGGCGTTATCATTAACTCTGACGATCCTTCGACACGAGCATAGCCGTCTATATGTAACGTGGTGTTATAACCCAGGAAAATTGGTGTCAATTTCCCCGCCCCTGGCGTAAGCACTTCGCCGCTGAAACCAATTTTCCATTGCCCGGCGTATAGCGTGAAGAGACGGTTGATATCGTATGCACGCAAACCGCGCGCATTAATATCAATATGGTCCTTTTTCCAGGGAGCTACGGTTTTAGATGTCCGGATAAGGTTCGCAAACCCTTCAAAATCCAGCTCTGACACATCAATCACATCATTCATCCCGTTGAGGAACATCACCACGTAATTTTCAGAAGGCGCGGAAATTTTCCCGCTGAGCTTGATCCGGCTGGTTTTGTTTGCTGCGAGGGTATCCGTTGCACCATTGCTGTAAATAAACCCGGAGCCGAGCGCGGAAATATCAAGGCAACCTGAATGTATATCGACAGCGCCCACTTCAGCCGCGCGACCAAGTTGCAGAAACCGGGTAACAGCAACATCCGGTGTTTTTAATCTGACGTTGCGTACGATGAGAGATTTTATTGCAACCTTATTTCTTGATGAATCACCAACAGCAATGTCCCACCCATTAGTCGACTTCTGAGAAATGACATACTCATCAATGACCACAGAATCTGTTTCATCTGCTGTCAACCTTAACCCGGAACCAAGCTGGACAGCGCAATCAAACCGACCAATTTTCAGCGTCCCGATTGCTGTATATGTCAGGTTCGTATCCCAGATCGCTTTTATCGCATCAGTCTGCGTCAGTCCGGTAATCTCACCAATATTGATATTCCAGAATCTGTACGGCGCATTCCCTGTGATTTTAACCGCACATAACGCATTCTGCGGATTCAGTTTGTCACACGTAATGTCGTACCCGTGTCCGCGACTGATTTCATAATGCGCAAAATCACCACCGGTTAGCGCGAAAATGTCGTCTCCCCCTGCGCCGGCGATCGTTTTGATATGTACACCAACATACGGGGGCATGAAGTGCAGACCATCTGAATAGTTATCGATGTTCGCAAACGGCACGACGAAATTACGCACATTAGCAATCAGCGCTGAATATTTGCGCATGCGGCGAATGGAGTTTATGTACAGACTGCCATTCATAATGCCTTGAAAAATCATCCCCATGAGGTAGAGTTTCATAGTGTCAGACGGCTCGCCACTGGCTTTCAGTTGCGTGCACTTCCCGTCGAGACGGCCATAGATTTCTACGCTGATATTTTCGTCAGCTTTAAAGCAAAATAAGCCATTAGCCCAGGTGTCATAAGTGGCGGATGTTCCTTTCGGCAGGTTGTGTGCCTCTGCCACAAAATTATCGTCATCAGTTACACTGACAACTTTCATAATGCCATCGAAACCGAATTCAACTGCTCCGTAAAAAGCCGCATAATCGCCAGCAGAGAAACCATGTCCTGTGCAGGCAATATTGAGGTATGCCTTCAGACCACTTGAGCTGACGTTGTCTTTCCACGGGTCGCTGTAGCTGGTTGAAACCGTCATACTGGTTACTGTGTGACGGGTATTACTGTATGCCGCGTTCCTGAGGAATGGCCCCCACACAGAATTAATATCTTTTTCCCAGGTCACTCCATGGCCAATGACTAGCCGGGTATTGCTGCGAATTGTGCTTGTAGAACTGTAATAATACGTACCAGGATTCAGGCACAGAATAGTACCTCTCTTTTCCAGCGCAGCCTGTAATCTGGCTGTATCTGTAGCCGGACTGCCAGAGGGGCCTGGCATCACATGAACAACAGTATCAGCAGCGTCAACAATCGTCATGACGTCACCGCTCATGACACCAGCAAGCAAACGCCATTGTGAACCGTCAAACGTTGATGTTGTGGTAAAGGGTACCTTGTCAGCTATTGCCGCATAGGTATTCCCGTTATATGTGACAGTAAAGCGTGTGCTGCTGACGGACAAACCAGAGCTGAACGGCGCTGGCGGTAGGTAACCGAGCCCGGCCAGAACAATGGCAGCATCATTTGCAGTTTGCGTGACCGTAGAATTAATATCCTGAATTGCAGCCTGGGCAGAGGCACTGACTACGCTTTGGGAAACCGCTGCGCTGTGCGCAATATTATCAATCTGCTGATCAGCATGCTCTTGCAACTCAGAGATCGAGGTATTTGCAGCAATTGATACTGACTCAATAGATTTCTGAATAAGTCGCCATGAATACAGTGGGTCTCCACCGCGGTCAAGTACAATGGCCTCGGGGCCATTGACCAGCTTATCCAGACGCTCAGCGTTATCAAGCAGCACAGCGGGAGACGTGCTCCCCAGCTCCGGGTTAAAGGCCATGTTTTTTGCTCCAAAAAAGGCGTTCGCCCAAACGAGGGTTTGAGCGAAAGAAAAGTTGAAAGGGATTTTTTTGGTATTAAGCAGCGTCGCCGGGGTATGTGGCGTCGTCGTACTGGTAGAACGATTCGAGATATTCTTTAGCGGTGACCTGACAGGTTCCGTCTGACTGCGGAGCGATCTCCTCTACAATGGCGTCGTAGACGTGGCGCGTTGATCCGCAGAACACCAGGCGGATCGGCTCGATGGTTGCCGACGACAGGTCAACCTTCATCGGGTCATCAAACTCGCTCAGGTGCGGGACTGACAGCTGAAAATCGCCTACCCTGCTCGCCACCATCAGCCCGGATGCAGAACCATCCTGATAGCGGATCAGCGCGCGGGGATTTTCGAAAGACCAGTCCAGCGGCTCCGTAACGGTGAACGTTGTCACGCCACCAGCCTTTGTCATCGCCTCCACCAGACAGGAAATCGTGTTGTTACCCGGAATATCATCCGTGAGCACAATGCGATCGCCCAGGTTGTAGCACAGCGCGTCCAGCTCGGTAGTGGTCTGGAACGTCACCCGCTGCTGCAGGTATTTCATCAGGCGACGCATGCCGATCTGGTAGGCGTGATCCTGATTCAGTACCCCATCGAGTTTGTAGTTTTCGATTTTCACTGGCGTTGGATTGTCCGACATCCGGCATTTAACGGTCTCCTCTGCCCAGGTGACGCCGTTGATGTACGTCACGTCGACGCCATCAAAATCATCGTCGGACGGTACGGTAAATCCGCTCTGCAGCTCCTCCACCATCTCATGCGGAGTGATCACGCCAGTCCAGGGCTTAATCCCTTCCCTGTTTACCGTCGCCAGGCCATCACTCAGCAGAAAACGTGACTTCCCGGCATTGGCTATCTTCTGCAGCATTTCCAGCGCTGAGATACTGTCGCCCGTGGCGAAATCGAAATTTTCGCCCCGTGGCGTCCAGTACGCGGATTCCAGCGCGTTGATGGTGTCGACATCCATTTCCAGCCCAAGAGAGTTCGCGACATGCAGCAGCGCTCCCGAAATGGTTCTGGCCGTTCCTGAGTCGTAGGCCCGCGTGGCCACAACGTTTACGCGGCGGTCCGACTGCGCCGCCAGCTTCCCGCCCGTCTCAACGGTCACCGCCATCAGCGACACGCCGGGATAGGATGAAGGGCGCGTCAGCAGTCGTCCGCGCAGCGCCTGCCAGTACATACTGTCTCGCGCGTTGTTTGAGCCCTGCTCATTGCGCCGACGGCAGCGAACCTCTACCAGCCCTGGTGAGCTGAGGGTGATCCGCTCAGTGAATCCCAGCCCGTTGACGTTTTTAAGCGCATACTCGCCCTGGTGACTCACCCACCCCGATCCGGAACCGTAGACGCGATACTGTATCTCCCACTCCACGTGGCGGATCCGTTTTTTGCCCTTACTGTCAAAGCCACAGATGCCGTTCGGGAAGGAGAAATTCACCTCGAATGCATCCACCACTTCATTCTCAGGGCAAACCAGGAACGGCCCCAGCCAGCTCAGCGTGTCGTTAAGACCAGTGGCCTCATAGTCGATCATCGTCCGGGCGGTGAATCCCGGCCATGACTCATCAACGGCACCGTTAACCAGGCGCACCACCGTCGCCGTTGTGCCGTCGGCAGAGGCGATCTGGTATTCATTGCCTCGGTGGGCAAGTGAAAGCCGCTGCACCCCCTCCGGCATCCCGGAGAATGCGGTGCCCGTGGCGCTGTTATAGGCGAGTGTCACATTCGCCGTTACTGCCGGGCTGCCGCCAGTTGATGCCGTGCCGGAGGTATAAACCGGGGCATCACCGAAAACAGCTGCAGGCAGCGAAGAGGACGTGATCGCCCCACCCGCGAACGGACTGGCCGCCTCGGTTATCAGTACGGTGCCGCCGTTGTCCTGCGCAACCAGGCCGGAGCCAGTGAGTCCCTCGGTGATGGCCGCCAGCAGTCCCGACATAGAGACGTAGTTAGCCACCAGCGACACCGGGTAGGTACCCCCCTGCCAGGTGATCGTGAACGTGCTGGAGCTGGTCGAAAAATCGTAGGTGGTCGGGGCCGCACTGGCCTGGAGTTTTGCCGCACTTCCCCCAGTGCCGGGCACTGCAGCCTGACCGGGGGTATATGACGCGATAAACAGATCGTAATCGACAGAGTTAAACCCCAGCGTCACCGGCATACCAACCACCGGCGCGATCTCCGTTAGCAGCGGGCTGGCGATAACGCAGTATCCGGCCGCCGTGGTGATCTGGTAGTTCGCCGGGGCTTTCAGTTCGACCACGGCGCCAGCGACCCAGCTGGGCGGCAGTGCGTTATCGTTCTCGTCATTATCGTCATCATCATCCGTATCCAGCCCGGTAAACGTTACGCTCGAACCGGATACGGTCATGCTGTCTGCGATAATATCGTCGGCATCCGGCGACGTCTGGGCCATATCCAGCCCGGTACCGGATGATGTCCCGCCGACCTCCGTACTGTTGACCCAATTTTCACTGCGCTCATCGCCGGAAACGTCCGCGCCTGGCGGGTAATGGATGCTGCTGAAACCAGGCAGCGTCGATGCAGGAGTGCTGCCTACCCGGATATCGCCATTGGTATAAATCAGATCACCGACACCGAGACACAGCAGCATCTGGACGCGAATTTTCGTAGGATCGGCGGCATCAAACCGGGTAACGGGCTGCACGACATAATCCGGATAAATACGCACGCGCCCAAAAACTTCACGAATCGCATCACCCAGTTTCGCGCTGTTTGCTTTAGCGGAGTTCAGGTCGAGGCTTCGACCTGTGGATGACGTATAGCCGCCGGCATCAATGTTACTCATCATGAACAATGAATAAGCCGCAGATGCGACGGCAATGCCCACTCCTATCCAAGCAATTGTCGCGGCCTCAAGCCCGAAAGGCACCGGATAAAGCCGGACATCACTATCAGGGCGAATCACACACTTAGCCCATTCGCCTGGCGGAATTGACTGCCCCTCAACCTCAACGGTCAGCGGTGGGACATCCCGATCCTCGTAGCCTTCAACATTTGCCACCAGCCAGCTGCGAATACTGGTTACACCATGCTCATGCGTTTCGAGTGGTTCACCGGGAAGCCGGGACGGGTAAAAACGAATGGTCATTGCCAGAACTCCACGCGAACAAAGCGCCGCTTAAATCGCGGCAACGGCAGAAAAGTTACGTTCGTGCCTGGGTTGCATTCCGCCACATGCAGCAGACCACCGATACTGACCACGATCCCTACATGGGTGACAGTCGACCCGGAATAACAGGCCACCCCGGCCCCTTCGCAGGGTTCGCAGCGCTCAAGGGTAAGCATCATCCGGCGCGCTTCCCGGTCGAGGCCGCCGTCGTCTTTGGTTACCCCGGCAAAATCGGGCCAGACGGGTAAATTCAGATCGCGGCGTATCTCGTTCACAATGCCAAAGCAGTCAAGTTTTGGAAAAGAGCGACCGCCCTTCAGCCAGATGACTGAACGGTATTTATCAGGGTTGAACATTGGGATTCCTTAGCTCATATAACGCAGTCCGGGGAATACAGGGAGCGTGTAGCGGTATCGCGGCCAGGCGGTATCGAGGATATTCATGTAGCCCGCAGTGATCTGCACCTCTGTCGCCGTCCAGGAGCCCGACTTGATTTTCAGCGTATACGGCACTTCCGCAGGGGCCGCAAAATCCGTGGAGATATAACGCCGGTACGTCAGCGATGCAGGAAATCTGTTAGCCAGGGCATTGCGGATCGCCGTGGACACAACACCATCGATATTGCACAGGGCAAATTTCAAATCTTGCGTACCGTCCGCATTGCGCGCCGGCAGCGCAATGTCTATCGCACAGGCGGTAAACGTTACGGTATCGCCGTTCTCCGTCGTTGCCGTAATACCCTCGTAGCCCTGGCACAGATAATGGACGTCAGAACCAATGGTGATCTGCAGCGTCTCAATGATCACCTCCGGCCCGCTGCTGGCGTAGAGGCGTTTAATCTGCGTCATGCTTCGGCCACTCCTTATTCAGCGCAATATCCAGCAGTGAGCTGCCGACGATCCATTCCGGGTAATGCCCCCATCCAGACGGCGGCAATGGGCGCTCCCAGAGTTCTACTGGCGCGGTATATCTCCAGTAAAATCCGCCTTCTGGCGTGGGGCCTTTATAAATATCCGTGAAACGACAAACGTAATTTTTCAGCCCTACAGGCGTTAATAACGGTATGTTGAACCACGCCGCCCCATCTGATAACTCATCCCGAAACCACGCCTCAAAAGCCTGCGCCTGGGCGTCAGAAAAAATCCAGGCCAGATCTGTTTGGGTTGGTGTCGAGGTGTAGGCACGCCGCTGTCGTGCCCGGCCAGTTACCATCTGAGTCCGTTTCAGAGGAGATACAGGAGTTAAACCAAAACTCTCCCTAAGCGGTCCAGGCAGGTAAGCGGAGGGGTAATAAAGCGTTGTGGTGATAGCCATTAGCTAATTTTCCTCCCCGAGGTAGTTTTCCCCATCAAGGCCTTATGCAAATCACCCTGACCGCTTGCGACTGAATTAACCGCCTTCCGGTATCCCCTTTCTGCCCCCTCATCTGCAGCTTTACGGACCAGCGCCAAAGTTGCATCGGAAGGGTTACCATTGATGGGGATATTGATTGTGGGCGAATAAATCGCGCCGCCCCCTGTTGACTGGTTTGCTACTCGATCCAGAGTGGCATCCAGTTTTGCGCTGGTAGCTGCAGTGGTCACCCGCTCTCCTTTTTGAAGCAACCAGGTACCTGTTTCAGGAACTGCATCTATCCCATCGTGAGCCATACCCACGGCGGCAATGTTCGACACAATACCTGCTGTAGAAGCGGCCACGCTCGCCATCGCCCCAAGGTTGTACGGAAATGGATTGGCAGCAGCCATAGCTATCCCTTGTTGAATAGCAATAATTGACTGGGCTATAGCTGCTGCTTTCTGTACGGCAAAGGCAGCTTTATATATGTCTGATTGTTCGCCAAATGCAGTACGAGTCATTTCAACCATTGACCCCAAGCCATCGACAACACTGCTTAACATCAGTTGATTACGGGCTTCATCGAGCCTGTTCATTTCATCCTGGTGTTTTCTCTTTAACTCAAGTTCTCTGGCATCCCATTCCTCGTTTAGATCAGATCGTGCTTGTCGGTTTTGCTCCAGCAAATCAAGTTGGTTCTGATACCATTTTTCCTGTTCTTTCTGCGCATCGTCTACTTTCCTTAACTCGCCAAGTTGACCACCAAACATAGAATCTATGCCTGTAAATTTCGGCATGTCGGCAAAAGAATCTTTAGTGATAGCTTTGGCGGCTTTTTTTACTTCATCCTGGCTGACTCCGGGTATCCCCTGAATATCTTGCAGGACTTTCAAACGCTCTTTCGTAGTTTTAAGGAGTTTTTCCTCTGGAGATAATAACTCTTCCTGTAAATCACGGAATTTTGATAAAGAATTATATTTATCAATTTCAGTAGCTAAACCTTCAAGTCTGATTTGCTGCTCTTTGTTTATTCCAACCAAACGGCCTGATGATAAATCAAAACGTAGCTTTTCAACTTCCGTAGCGTCTTTTGTTTTACCAGTAAGCTGATCTACCAGTGCAATTTGTCTTAAATACGACTGCTCTATTGATTTATAGGCCTTTTCAATCCTCTTAGCCGCATTATCAGGTTTTTTAGGTTGTTTCTGGTTACTCTGACCGGGAAGCAGGTTGTTATTTATTAGCAAATCAGAATTTGAAGTTGGTTTAGTAATTACCCCCATATCTGATTGAAGAGTGCCAGCTATCGCTGCTAGCCTTTTATTTTTTTCAAACTCGTACCAGCCGCCAGCTTTAAACCTGTCTGGCACTTCTAGTAAGTTACTGATGAAGTTAGCCGATTCAGAACTTAACTTACCCATCCAGCCAACCAGTTCAGCAACCCCACCAACAAGTTTTGCTAGACCTGAAAGCACAGCAGGATCGGTAAAAACTTCCCTGATGTCATCAAGCCCATGCTGAATTGGTGAGAGGTCAACTTTTGCTAGCCCACTGGCAATTTCTATCTTTAACCCCTGCGCACTACTCTCTATATCTTGAAAAAACTGATTAACTTTAACCAAGTTATCAATATCTTCCTGCGGCGGAGCTACGCCAAAATCCTTTGATAACTGTATGAATTGCTTTAGCTTTTCGTTGTTGTTGTCGAACAACGGCAGCATTTTTGACAAATCGTTACCCAAACTTTCAAGGATATTGGTTTTCCCTGCCTGAGAAGGAATTTTCTGTAACGCTTCGCTGATAGCTATCAGTTGCTTATCAGGAGCTTGCTGGGCTAGTTTTTCTGCGGAAAGCCCGAGTGTATCCAACGCTTGAGCGGCTTCGCCTGACTTATTCAGTACAGCATCACCAACTTTGTCATTAATATCCTTAAATATGTCTGCAATGTTATCCCCTGTTAAACCTGCTTTTTCGGCAGCAAACTGCCATGAAAGCAAATCTTGAGTAGACATTTTTAGGGATTTAGCCCAACGATCAGTTGCAGTGATATGATCTGAAGTATTTTTTACCAGAGTAATACCAGCAGTACCTACGCCGATTGCAACCGCCGCGGCGCCAGTACCAATTGCAGCCAGAGCGGACCCTACCTCAGCAGCATCTTTCTTAACTTTATCGCGCCATTTTTGTGATGATCTTTCAGCCTTATCCATCCCCTGAACAAAACCGCCCACTTTTGCTATAAGGTCAATTGTTAATGTGCCAAGGGATTTTCCAGACATAAAGTTACCTCCAAAAAAAAGCCCCATAAAGGGGCCTAGTTACAAAATAACACTATCCCTCAGACATACACTTATTTATTTCAGAGGAAATATTATCTAATGCATTAATCGCCTGATAGCCACCAGCAGCCTTCCAGACACCTATAGGTGCAAACCCAGAATTTGATACTGCGCCAGTATCTTTTTGCGCTTGCTGAATGTTCGAGAATGTATATTTAATGCCTGTTGCTGATGGTGTAATATCCATCGTAAATTTAACCACTCTTTCCACCATGACAATCCCCGCGTCATATTGATAAGATGTAGTTCCATTAGCAACAACTATATCTGATGATGAGGCAGCTGTATTTATAACTTCCCCACCTTGGATGGTGGTGCTTTTTTCAATGTTATAATAATTACCTGTATAAGCACCTACAAAGCTTGAAGATGAATCATTTAACTGAACTCCATTATTAGTAACATTCCTTGCAATACATAATTTAATCCGCTCCTTATTAATCTTTCCTGAACTTTCCTTAACATATTTTTTTATGGTCTCATAAGTACCATTGTTTTCATATGTTATTCCTGAGAATGAATTAAGGCGTGTATCCTTTGAATTATCCATCGCAGCACACCCACTTAAAAGAATCGCTGCGCTCAATACTGATACTGTTTTCATATCCTTATCCCTCTATTGAATTCATCATAATCCTACCAAGGGTAATGAGGACAACAAAGGTTGAAAAGAATAATTTTTACTAACTCCAATTTTTCATAGCTTCTTCAAGACTTATAGGGATTGCATGCAAGTGGGGGGCAAAGTCACTAATCTTGAAAAGTGGAGTGCCTGGAGCCTTATTGATGTTCGCAAGGACAGAAGCCACCAGCGCAGCCCCCCACTCGGTTCGCATCATAACGTTAAGCTGACCGTACTTCTCACGGTACTTGAGCCAAACCAGAAATTCCCTACGGCTCATTCGCTCCTGAGCCTCTGCGATGGTGCGGCCGCCGATGCCGTTCATCACCAGTTCGCACCAGAATTCATCCTCGCCGGTTAGCTCGTAGTCTTTCCCAGCTCGTTAACCTCCTGAATCGCCACCAGCAAAGCGATAACTATCGGGCCATCGAGCGCGCCACGGTCTTCAGAGGCCGTTCCCAGAATATCGGCTTCAGTAAAAATAGGATTTCCCTCCGCATCACAGATATGGGCAGCAATACGTCCGGCAACTGGGTCTACTTTCCCTTTTGATGCCAGCAAATCGACTTTCGTGGAGTGGTAACCCACTGGACGGACATAGGCGGTCACCTTGTGCTCTTTCCCGTCACGGCCTTTCCACTTAATTTCTTTTTCCACGGGACGCCCGGTAAAGGCACCGGTTTCTTTTAACGTATCGAGAGTAAGTTGCATTTCAGCTCCTGAATTGAAAAGCCCGGATAACCGGGCATATTAATTACGCTGCGACCTTCGGCACCCATACGGAAGAGCCAGACCGCTGGATCGTGGCGGAGGTCGTCACAACAGCGTTACCCTGGAAATCAAACGGGAAATCGGAAACGTAACCCTGGAAAATGAACCAGGTGCGATCCGATGGCAGCACCAGGCCATCAACAGCATCCTCAGCGCCAGGAGCGGCGGCTGTCGGGACACTGGTTCCATCTGACCAGCCAACCGCAAAAGTTAACGGCGTCTGGTCATTCGCTTCAGCGAGGCCATGCAACATAATGTGGCTGGCGTTCGTCGGATCAGCGTTAAGCCCGACGGTTGCGGCCGCAGGCGTTTTAAGCCCCTTTTTGTAGGTTCTGGAATCCCGTTCACTCAGACAGGTATCTTCAATCTGATCGGCAGGGTTCCCTCCGGGGTTGAAACTGGTGATGCATTCAACCTCGCTGACCACGCCAGACTTGAGCACAAAAAACTGCGTGCCTTGCGTTAATACAGACATGTTTTGTCTCCATAAAAGAAAAACCCGCACAAGGCGGGTCAGTTTGGGGTTGTTGGTTATCTGGTCGTTATCCAGTCAACATCGAAGGAATAGCGGTATCGCATTGTTTCAGGATCGCGGCTTTGTTCACCCCATCGGGTGATATAGGCCTTGCCCTCAATTGCGTCGCGTAAAGCACGGGCTGCAGCGATCACGTCGGTGTCAGTATCGCCATAGACATCAACCTGCAGAGAATAGCGATCCGCATCTGGCCGCTGGTTCAGAAAATTTTCAGGTGAGCCGCCTATGTTTTGCCAGACTGCATAGGGATAAACGATATTGTCGTCCTGCATACCGAACGGATAAAGCCGCACGGGAGTAGAACCTAACAAATCCCTGACTGCCTGGCTGGCTGCGCAAACTGCAAATATTGGAGCAATCATACCGGAGTTCCTTTTTTAGCCGCCCGTCGTACAGCGCGATCGATGGACTTTTCCAGCTCCAAAGCAAAAACGTTAATCACATCGGCATCGACCCCATTCAGTGCAGGCCTAATTATTGGCCTCGCTGCAGCATGTTCTGTGCCGAACTCCAGGAATCGCCAGTACCAGGTATCCCCGCCGGGATTACCTTTATCTCCGGCAGTGTTAAAACTTTTACCCGCCCTGCCTTTTCGGACGTTGGCCTTTGTATTGGCGTATTGCCTGGCGCCGCCCATCACCCCGACACGAAACGTTGGATCGCCGGTTCTGCGAAACGCCTTGCTGCTGAAGCTGACCACAATGTTCTTGTAGATAGCCTCTTTGGTGAGAGGATCATCAACCCGCGCGGCATTATTGCGCGCTCTGTCCCTGATGATGTTTGCCGCTTTACGCAGCGCTGCACGACCGGATTTATCGCGAGTGACCTGTGAGACGGCATCCAGTTTCCCCAGGACGGAATCGAGGCCGGTCAGGTTTACTTCCACGCCATCAGCCATCGTTAGCCCCCTCTGAACAAGGCAGTGTCAGGTATTCCCTGCCGCTCCGTGGATCAGGTAAAACGCCCTCAATGTTGTAGATGCGGCCACGAAACAGGATCCGATGTTTGCGAGTAACACCCTCACGGTAACGAATCGTTATCCGGGTGGTAACTTCGCCCTGAGAGGCCTGGGCGGCGATAAACTCACGCGCGGATAAAGGAGCGACTTCGGCCCAAAGGGTTGCGACATAGCGCCAGGTATTAATTACGGCTCCCGTTGTCGGGTTCTGTTCTTTGACCGGTTCCTGCAGGGTGATCCTGTGACGCAATTTTCCGGCCTGCATATCACCCCCTGGGTTTCCCGCTCAGATAGGTTTTCTGCTCTGGCGCCTCTTCGAGATCGCCGGCAAGCGACTGGATAATCACATCGGACAGGGCGACGTTAGACTCAGCCAGGCGGTTTATCGCTTCCGTCTGCTCTCGCTGTGCTGCTGTTTGTTCTCTCAGCGCTGCTATCAGCGCGTTTACCAGTTGCTCGTTCATAGGCTATTTTCGTCCACTTTTTTAACCACTCACGCCGTTTAGCACATCCTGAGCAGCCCATTAGTTCCACCTCCGGTGCCTAATCAGCAGCGCCTCAACGCCCAGCGGAACTTCCGATAGGTTCTGCGCTACCGCTTCGCGGTTCGCATACCAGTGTCCAATCAGCAAAAGCATTGCCGCCCAGATGCCGGAAGTAAAAATAATCTCACGGGGCTGAGTTTCCCCTTCCACTGGCGGCGTTAATGTTTCGACCAGTGCACCGTCGCAGAACCGCTCAACATAATCGACGGAGGCCGACGCATAGGCAGAAATAAGCGTATCTTCGTCGTCACCATCAACCTTCAGATGCGCCTTTATCTGCGCCAGCTGTTCCTCGCTTATTTCCACCTTTACCCCCTGGTTTGGCTTTTGCTGGCTCTGCAGAACCAGAGTCCGTTGCCTTTTCCGGCTCAACCGCCTCGGCCAGATGCAGTTTCACCAGTACTTCGCCGATTTCTTTATGCACCTCGCGGATTTCCCCCTGAGATACCGTACCCAGGTGATAATGCGAGAACATACGGAGAGCTTTAATTTTCATCGCATTTACGCGGCCATTGCTGGCCGCGCCCTTTTGTTATGCACCAGTGCTGATAGCAATATCACCCGTCACAATCGCTGCCGGGCGATAGTGGGCCAGCGCCAGGCGCTCTTCGCAAAGGATGGTCAGCATGTTTTTAACGAAGTTATCGCGGTCCTGGTTGCTGATCTCGATGGTGGCATCCATGCGATCCCAAACCTGCGACGCCAGGCCAAATGCGCCAACGGTGAATTTTCCTGCCGTCTGCGCCGTGGTCGACACCACCGGAAGCCCCCAAAGCACTTTCGAGGCAAACGCCTGCGGGCCACCGAGAATGTAATTGCCGTTAGCGTCCTTCAGCAGGGCAATACGGTGCCAGTCCGCCGGGTTCAGAATGATGCCGTCTGCTTCGAACTCACTCAGCGATACCTGATAGATGGCGTGTGCCAGAACATCAGCGCCAGTATCTCCGGTTGCGTTGAGTGTGGTTTCGTAGTCGTTCGCTACTACGTTGAGCCCCTGCAGGTTATCGCCGGTACCGTCCCCGTTCAGCATCTGGTTCTCTTCCACCAGTGCCAGTCCGTACATCATGCGGGAATTGATGTAAGACTCGAGCGCCGGGGCATCATCCATGATCTGGCGCGATGCCTGGATCCAGTGGGCGATAGTTTTCACGTTCGCCGTTTCTTTGGTGAAGGTAATATTACTTTCCGGCTTGAGGGTACCTTCTGCCACTGGTGCTGCAGCGTTGGTAAACACGTTTTCGCGCACGTATTCCAGCGCGTTACTGGTGATACGCCCCTGTGCCAGCAAGTCACGCACGGTCAGACGGCGAAGACCCGGCATAAGAATACCCGGCAGCTGCTGCGGCTGGACCAGGGCGCCTGCCGACGCTGCGCCGGAACCAATCGCTTTATCAAAACTGGTGACTTTCGCTTTGGTACGCGAGCCGTCCCAGCCCTTCATCAGGTCTTCAGATACGCGCTGAGCAAATGATTTCTGCGCAGTCTGATCAGGAGAGTTTCCGGCCAGTTTCTGCTCAAGATCGAACAGGCGGGCACCGGTGGCTTTCAGTTCTTCCTGTGCTTTCGTCAGATCGGTCTGCAGCTGCTTGTTGATTTCACCGGTCTGGTTGATGGATTTACGCTGTTCTTCGATAAGCTCCTTTACTTCTTTTTGGGAGTTTTCGATAGCTTTTTCCAGTACAGATAATTCAGACATGTGTCACTCCGTTAAGGTGTCCGCAGGTTAGCGGCAAATGAGTTAATGCGCTGTGCCAGCGCGTCAATGTCGTCGCTACCGAACTCGCTTCGGCCTGCAGACTTAACACGGGCGATAAATGCCTGTGCTTCAGAACGCGAAAGCCCGACTGAATCCCTCAGCCAGGCCTCCGCATCGCGAATAGATTTGATGCTGTCGATGCTCTTCATGGCCGTTACGCCAGCGAGCTCGTTAGCCGGGAAAGTACAGACGCTAATTTCCCGCAGGTAAGAGATGTTTTTGAAGATGAGCCCTGACGTGCCAACGGTGTAATCATCAGGCCCAACGGAAAACCCCACAGACATCCCTTCAACCGTGCCATGCTGCATGGCAGCTTTCAGGTCTTCGGCCAGGCTAAGCCCTGGAGTAAGTTGACCACGGACAAATAGCCCCTTGTCATCTTCATGCATGGCATCCCATTTACCGACCGGGATAGCGCGTGTCTGGTGGTTAAAGAACATGGCCACCTTGCGACTCTGATTAGCAATCACACCAGCGAAAGCACCTGGCAAAATAATGTCGCCATCGGCGTCGGTGTTATTAAAAACCGAGGCATACCCTTCAAATGTTCCCTTACTGCCGTCGCCGATGAACTTGATTTCTGTCTGGTCGAAAGCCAGCGTCTTCTGAATGTCAGGCATCATAGCCCCCATAAAAATTAAGCCCCGGCATTGCGGGGCTCTTTGTTTGTTCCGAGATCGGTAATGGGCACGTTCTGCGACTGCCGTGTCGCCACATCACCTCCGGGCAGCGGCGGCAGGTTATCCAGCCTTCGAACCTCGTTAACGGTCCGAATACCGGTGTTTACCATGATTTGCATAAATGATGCCCGGCTTGTTGAATCACCGCGCAACAGCCCGTCGAGGTTATGCTCGGCGTGAATGACGCCCTGTTCTGACTCTTTGACCAGCCAGCGCTCAATGCTGTACTCCCACCGATCAAGGTAGGGTTTGAGGGTATACTGGAGAAAGCCCAGGTTTTGCTGTTCAATCCCCGATCCCCAGGAGGTGGTTTTGTCCACGTCGCCGACCAGATGTGGAGGCACGCCGTAAAATCGCGCCAGTTCGGCGACCTGAAATTTACGCGCAGCCAGAATTTCTGAATCCTGAGGCGAAACGCCGATAGGTTGCGTGGTGAAGCCGCTCTCAAGGATCCAAAGCCGCTTTTTGACCGGACCACCAGCAATCTCCTTAAAGTTTTCCTCCAGCTGCCCACGCTGCTCTTTCGTCAGCACCTTGCCGTCAGTCATCAGGATCTGCGGAGACTTCGCACCGTTGGCGAAAAATTCACGCTGGTTATCTTCCATCGCTATGGCCACACCAGCAGACTTCGCACTGAACGCCAGCGGCGAAAGACCAGTCAGACCATTGAAGCCAAATCCTTTGAGATGAAAAATTTCTTTCTGTGAAAAGTCAGCGTATTCAGTGTCCCGTCGGTAGCGGTAGATAATATTTTTACCGTTATCGCTGAGCCGAACTTCCATATTGGCGCTCATCAGTGGAACCATGCTAATCACGTCACCAACACCGTTTCGCTCAACATGTGCATAGGCGTTGCCGTAGGCACATAGCTGCATAGTCATTGCTTCGCGAAACTCAAGAGCGGTCATGAAGTTGTTGGGACGGAATCTCAGCAGTTTCGCAAGGGGGTGACTGTTGTCCACTTTCGTGCGCTGATCATTTTTGGTCTGATAAACATCGAGTGGTAAAGATGCTGTTACGGTGGAGATTAACCTGATGCAGGCCCATACCGTACTGATTTGCATATTACGCTCATCAGTCACAACAGAATCACCAACCACACCGTGCGCTGACGTACCCGCCATTTGCGAGCCCTTATCGGGTGTCACCAGGCGGCCGCCGGTCAGGATAGAGGCCATGCGCGCCCAGAATGGCGATCGCGTCCGCAGGTCAATGCTGTAATCGGTATCTGCCATTTTTACACGCTCAAAAAGTTGTAAATGAAATCATTAACGTCACCCTGCTCCTCTACCTCGTCACTGGTCTGCGCGCCAATAGACATCGCCAGAGCTACCATGCCGTCGATACGTCCGCTCGACTTACCTTTCACAAACTTGCGGTTACCGGCAGGGTCAGTGATTACCGTGGCGTTTTTGGCGCACATTTCGAGGATCGGATGATTGCCGTGCTTCAGCTGCGCACCGAGCAGTTTGGCTTCCAGCTCCCTGAGAGCAGGCGACATGGAAACAAACCCCTGACCGAACTCTACGAATCGTTCGAGCTCCACATCGGTGAAACCAGCATCGATGAGATGCGGGCGAAGGAAGCGCATGTTATAGCGGTCAAACGCCAGCGCCCTGACGTTACAGAGATCAAAAACGCGCCGCAGCTCCCTCGCGATAAATCCATACTCGATAGCCTTACCAGGTGTCGTGTTTAGCCAGCCCTGCTTCGCCCATATGTCATAAGGCACACGATCGTTACGCGCCTTATCTGCCAGCCCTTCCTCCGGTAGCCAGAATTTACAGTGCACATCGCCCTGCGTGGTGTTCAGCACCAGTGCGGTCAGGTCTGACACGCTGGAAAGATCGAGCCCGCCCCATACGGTAGCCCCCGCAAGTTCGCCGGGTTCCTCCTTGTTCATATGCCATACACTCTGGCTAACGAACGGGCTTTTCGCTTCAACCCTGCGGTTTAACACAAGGTTCTCAAACTCTGCCTGGCGAGACGGCAGGCGTTTCGCACTGGCGGCCATATCCAGCACTTCTTTCTGGTTCATGAACACATCGAAGGCCGGGTTTGCCAGCCTGATGGCCTCGACAGAGAAAGGATCGATATCTTCCGGCGCGGTCTGAAGCCGGACCACCGTCCGGGGATCGGCTCCGGTCAGGCCATCATCAATCAGCAGGCTAAGCAGGTCGCTCGCATCGGGCGCCTGGGTGCTGATGATTATCGAAATAGGGTTATCCTGTGCAGCGGTGGCGGTTTCCAGCGCTTCATAAAGCGGGTCTCGCGGCCCACGAACCTGGCCCAGTTCGTCGTGTGCAACAAATCGCGGCGAGAAACCATAGGCCGTGGTAGCTTCGGCACTCAGTGCGCGGTAATAAGAACCCAGCTCAGGGCAGTGGATTTCTTTAGCTGAATCCTTGATCGCAACGTACTGCATTAGTACCGGGTTCATCCGGCACATCTTCGAGGCCAGGTTAAACAGAATAGCCGCCTGGTCGCGTGAGCGTGCCGCAGAATACAGCTGCGAGTTCGGTGCAGCCTCGGGCCCTACCAGGTAGAGCAACATCAGCATGGCGGTTTCCACCGTTTTGGCGTTTTTTCGCCCGCGACTGATGATTGCGCGACGTGTACCATGCTTGTTGTCGAAAATGGCTCTGAAGTCATCCTTCATGAACTCAGCCATTTTCAGCGGCTGGCCGACAAACTTACCTTCGGGAATATAAATATTTCTTTCGCACCAGAGGATATTCCTCTCGGCTCTTGTCAGAGTTTTTTTAGCCATCGAAGAGCCTTATTCAATTTCCCAGGGTTTTTTCTCCCGCGGCAGATTTTTGTTGGCGCGTCCTACTGTTTTAGGATCAGCAGTCGCCTGCCGGGTGATACGCAGTCGCGTTGCCAGTGAAGACGCAGACCGTACTTCACGTTCGCGCATCGTGAGCAATTTATCGTAGCGCTTCAGCCCGTCATCCCGAGCCAGCCACTCCAGCTCAAACTCCTCGATCTGAGTGGTTAACAGTCTCGCCTGCACCACATGCCGACAGTACATTTCCATCATGTCGCGATGTGTTTCAGTAAATGAGCTGGCCGGGTTATCGTTAACCAGTCTGATCCAAACGTTTATCTCTGGATCGCTAAGGTGTAACGAGGGCTGCAGCCTGCTTTCAGCCAGAGCCGGAAGCGACACAGCCGTCGTCGCGGCAAGAGATTTTCTGCCTCGCTGTGCCATCGCTTTTTTCCTTTTTTTCTGGACGTTTTTGAAAAGAAAACTGGGGGCGCGGTCTTTTTACGATTGCCGCCAGAGTTTTACCCCTCCCCCCACCCTCTCGGGTTGATAATGAGAAAAGATATCACTTCTCGATGATCCGCAGTTTTTCGCGGGGAAGGCTGGCGTGCTCCAGTCGCTCACCGACACCAACAGACATTGTCAGGATAATCGTTGGTGGCTCCTCGTTTGCGGTATGACTAAAGGAGACGGCGTGCGCAGAAAGAAAGCTCACACCATCAATGCTCAGTTCCACCAGCTTGCCATCCCGGTATTCAATCTTCAGGTCTTGCATTGCGCGCTCCTGTTACCAGATTACCCTGCCTTCATTGTCGAACTCAGTAACCGTTCCGCCCTTCTCCATGCGTTGCTTAACCGAGTCGTGGCAGCGCTTGCATAGCGACTGAAGATTGTCCGGGTTGTGAAAAAGGGTTTCATCGCCCTTGTGAGGTTTGATGTGGTCAACAACGGTTGCGGATATCACCTGATTTCGTCTGAGGTGAAACTCGCAGAGTGGCTGCTTCTGAAGCTGGTGATAACGCAACCGGTACCAACGTTTGGTGTTATAGAGATGATGCCAGGGTGAACTGGAAGCCATATTCACTCCAATAAAAAGCCACCAGCAAATGCCGGTGGCTTCATTTCGAAAAAGTCATAAGAATTACATCAATCTAAGCGAGAGTCAGTAACACCTGAAACTACTAACTCCTTGATACCACGACAAACTTCAAAGAATGCATTGTTATCATTTGGATCGGAAACCAAGAATGATTTTTTACCTTCAGCTAACTCAACATTCAATCGCCCATTGGATTTCCACATTGAAACGGAAACTAAACGATGTGAGCCGCCACCATACTTCGAGTCGTCAACGACGGTCGAAATTTTGAAGTTCAATCTGTACTCGTTATCGAGATCAAATCCAGCAATAGGCATCTGCTGGAACAACCTTTTTTCGTTAAATGTACCCACGGAAACATATGGGTCTTTTGATGGCAATTCTCAGCTCTCCCGAACGAGGCCGGTAACTAACAATTTATTCGACAGTTCCTTCGGCATTAACCCAAAGTTCTAGATGCTTGATGTAGCGTTGGATGGGCACATAAATAACCACCCCATCTACAAGGTTAACGGACTTGATAACATATCCCTGCGGAGCTAAATAATCCCCATCACAATGAGGGTGAATAGAGTGCTCGTCACCGTATCGATAACCATGCGGAAGTTGAGGGAGTGAATTTCTTGTCATGGGCAGCTTCTTAGATAGAAGGAATTGAAAATCCATAGTGCCTTAATGCACCTGACTTAGATACCAACTTTTCATTTTTCAGCGCTCTGTTGTCTCGTATTCTGATTTTTTGTTCATGTGGCCATGTAAATTTCAATACCTAAAGTGTTCTGCGTTTGTAGCTGAATTACTTGGAACCCTTCTCTGTGAGCTGCGAGCAATTGGCCTGCACTGCTTTGTTGTGCGCCAGGATGTCACGCTTGGTCTGCTTATCCAACACATCGATATCGTGGTCAGTCAGGTAGATGACCCGCACCCAGTTGCAGGCCGTATCAACGACTACCGGGGCGGGTAAACTTTTCGCGCAACTCCCGATCAACATCGTCATCGCCCATACGCTTAACGTCTTCCTGTACATCGCTGGCCCCTTTCGTGACTTCAGCACGGCGTTCTGCCGCGGCGACAGTAGCAGCGGCGTTCTCTTCGCTGCGCTGCTGCTCGGCCTTTGATTCAGCTTTACTGGTCCCGCGAGCGTGGCCAATACCGAACGCGCCAGCGATAACCGCCAGCAAAGCAGTTGCCAAACCAATAATCATTTCAATGCCCATAGTGACCTCATACCAGTACAGATTTAGCCAGGTTAAACAGCGCTCGGCGTTTATCCAGACCGTTTCGACCACCGTTAATAACCAGCGTTACACGCTCCACGTCGCCGGAATGAAGCAGGCAACCGTGGGAAACATAAAACCATGCGGCTGAACGCGCTGCGTAATCATCTCGCTCCAGCAGCTCAGGCTGGGTGACAAGTTCAAGCTTCAGCGCCAGTCCGCAGCTGCGATAGTTGCTCAGGCCCGTGACTTGTTTCAGACCGCGACCGCGATATTTCCAGCCATCACCGGCAACCTGATTACCGAGATTCTTTTTTCCCCACTCGCCCCCATACACCAGATTCGCGATTGCTCGCTGATTAGCTGGCTGCGTTGCCGTTCTGCCGAGTGCGGCGGCCTGCTGGGCGGTGATACGGTGTTTACCGAACGTAGGCACAAGGCTATCTGCTGCATAGTTCAGATTTTCCACCAGCCGGGTAAAGCCTCCGGACTCATGTCCCATCTGGGCAATGAACATTGCCTGATCGAGTGGAGCAGTGATGCCAAACTCTTTCATCGCGGCTGCAATATGCGGAAACCAGCGCACAGCTAACCCGGCGCTGATGCCAGCCGCCTTTTGAAATTGTGATTGATTCATTAGTGCCTCAGTGCATCAACCAGACGCGCTATATTCCCCCTGAACCAGAGAACTGCGCCGCAGATAAGAATGTTTGCCAGTACCACCAGCCAGTGGGATGACTCGTACAAGCCAAACAGGAAACGGAAAGGGATGCTGGCATAAACCAGCACAGTGAAGTAAGCCATCAGCGATATCATGGGGCGGTGTCTTGACCCGTCGCGCCGATAGAACATCAACGCCCCAACAATTACAGCGCATATCACCGCATTGACGATTGCGCTCGGATCACTTGTTACCATTGCTTGTCCCTCCTCCACGTAAGCGAGAGAGAATCCCAAACAGGCTACCCAGATCCTGACTGTTAACGAACGTCAGCAATTTAATGGCTATGGCTGCAACGATTACAGCACCGAGTGCATCAAGCGGCCTGTCACTGTACCCCGTCCACTTTGAGAAGTAAGACCCCAGCAGAGGAGCACCAATCACACCGAAGATGAATGAAGTTATGAAGTAGCCCACCAGCTTTAGGCGGCTGATATTTACTGCCGTAGCGACATAGAACACTGCCCCAGCGAACGCACCAAATACCACGCCATAATCAATGCCAGTTGCAAGGCCGAACATACTGGCCCCCATCAGCCCGCCAGCAGCTACCGTTGTGCCAGAAACAGGATCGGACATTTAGCCCCCTCTTATTGCTGTGAGTCCTCTCAGAATTGAGGGGAAAAAGAAAAGGCCGCGCATAAGCGCAGCCTCAAATGATTTGTACCTCAGCTTTCCGAGGCGCCTTATTCATGGCGAAAAAAAGCCCGCTCAGAGGAACGGGCAGAAATGTAGGCAATACTGATTCTGTACCGGATCGAGACGCACCTAATAGTCCGAGCTACCGATTTACCAGGAGAGCGCTCATTTTTCCGTTACTACCTTTTAAACATAGCTGGAGAAGCCGAAACGACAACCCCACTACCAAATAGCTTAGTGGCATTGCGTGGTGCCGGGTGCCTCCCGGTGAGCATGCCCCAGTCGGCATGGCCCGCGCTGCATTTACAGGTTCTGTAACTGACTGGTCGCCCCTCCGCATAGGGGGATTCACCACACCAGAAATTTAACATTCAGTCTTTCAGGTTTCAATACTCTGCTTGTCTGAGGTATCGGCTCACCATAACCGCCCAGCCTAATGTTATCAGCGTGTAGCGGCTTGTTTTTCTCTTTGATAAAATTGATTCGCAAATGATTAAAACATCAACTGGTGAAAATATGAGTAAGTACTCAGACCTTTTACAGGTAATCAAGTCACGGGTTTGCCAAAATAACAACTTCCCCCAAACATTACTGGCAGACTCACACAGTTACAGAGCCAGGCAGGTTTGGTACCGAATAGGACAAATATTCACTCTTGAATGTATTCTCGATGAGTACAGGAAACATTTTTCATCGGATTATTATTATCTTGATAACGATAAGGCTCTTCATCACCTTATCTTCGAAATGACCAAGTGGAAACCTGAAGAGATTAGAAGACTCTCGCTAAACGACTGTCTCTTTATCATTGCCAGTCAACTAAAGCCCAGTTATATGTCAGAAGATGCTGCCGCTGTCCTGGCGTCACTCAATCTGCCGACTGGCCACTATCCTGTTGAGGATTTTCCACAAGAGGACTGGGATCCCAGGGAAAACTCAGCATTCCTTCAAAGCTACCAGTAGCGACTCGCCCAATCTCCGCAGAGATCTGACTCAACCGCTCCTCAAGAGCGGCTTTTTCTGCTATCAGACGGTTGAAGTGGGCAAGATAGATTTTCTGTTGCCCAAGCCAGTCTTCAAGCTGTTGAGTGGTCATGCCCGGGTTAAAAAAATATGGTTGCTGCATAGCTTCCCCTAGATAAGTTACGCATTGTGATCGGGATTCGCTTCAGACGCTGGCCCCTCTGCCGTTCTGGTGCTGGTTGACGGAATCGAACCGCTGACATCCTGCTTACAGGGCAGGCGCTCTACCTTCTGAGCTAAACCAGCAATCTGGTTCAGGGCTCTGCGCAGAGGGCTTTAACGTATCGTGCAGCACGTCTCTACCCAAGAGCCCTGACCGGAGTGCAGAAATGACAAAGCCCAAGGGGGTTAGCCTTGGGCCTTTAATTTATTTCATGCTGCTCAGTTCGCTTTAACGTCCCGAGCCTATCACAATTCAAGCAGTTTCTGGCTCACTTTGCAAGTAAAATCTGTCGCCATTTGTGCCGAATGCGTCACACATTGGTGCGTACAGCATCGATTCTGCCAAACTAAGCCACGTATCAACTCTGCGTCTACAGGTCATAAAGCACCAGTCGGGATGCTTTTCATAGAGCTCTTCCGCTATGCGGCGTTTGCTCTTCCGTAACCGGTAATGCTCCACCAGCAGGTGATACAGCTCTTTGTGACCACCTGTAATAAGGACTGCCCCCAGTACCTTATCAATCAGCAGTCCTTCATCGTCTGTACAGAAGGCCAGGCCGCTTTTGTTTTTCCCCGCGAGTATTTCACGAAAAAACGCCTCAAGCTCTGGCTTCGAGATGCCAGACTTCTTCATCCGACGTAATGCTTCGTTGATGGCTGTTTTAGTGACTTTCCCGGAAGCCAGTAACTGGTTAAACATATTGCCGCCACTACCGCCGCCGATGTAAGACCAGCGGCCCCACATGCGCAGCTTCCCTTGAATCCAGATGGCCTCCAGCGTTTTCAGCCTGACCATTTCACCAGCTTTTCCAACCTCGGACGGGTTAATCATTATGCGTTCTCCACTATGCCAGCACGCCAATTGCCAGCGAACGATCCAGAAATCGAAACAGCAGCTCCAGTTGTGAGCCGTGCTTCTCCTCAAATGCCACGGTGTCAGCGTGCAACTCGTCGTGATGCGCTCTGCAAAGCGGCAACACAAAC